CTTTAATGAGTTCTTAAAATCTGAAAAATTACAAATTTCAGGCAAAGCAAACGAATGGAAAGATTATCCAATTAACATAATTGATAACCCAGAACAAAAAATGCGGAGGGCTTTTTATTCGACATATGCTGGTTGTTTGTCAGTATTCGATAAAAAACACGCTATATGTGGTTGGAGAACAGGACGAGCATATCATGCGCTTTATTCTGGAATTCCTGTATATGCGCCAAATGGAAATTTAGGTTTAGATTGGTGCGTGAAAGTCGATAATCATCAGCAAATCGATACATACGCATTACTTTCAAATGAAAAACGCACAGAAATATGGCAAAAACAAGTCCAAGCTGTGCAAAATGATAAGTCAGTTTTATGCTAGTTTCATATGATATTGATGGTGTTCTAGCAGAGCAACCTCCTCCATCGGAACAGAAATGGGGACATATGAATGGATTAGAAAGAAAAGCACGTAAACAATTTCTTTATAAATGGTATCAAAGCGCACAACCATTATTAATCCCGTCTGAGACAGAATTTATAGCTATTTCGGCAAGGAAAAAAGAGCCTTTAATTTATGATATAACTAGCAAATGGTTAACAAAAAATTACAAACAAAAAGTATTAAGAATTTATTTGCTCGAAAAATCAAGAAGTTTAGACAATGTGATTGCTTTTAAATCTAACGTTATACGCAATTGTGGGATAAATAGACACTACGAAGACAACAAAAAAGTTTTAAAAGGAATTTCTAAATTATTACCTGATGTCGAATTGTATTTTTGGGAAAAAGGAATGCAGGAACCTGTAATATATAAATGAAAACTTTAGAACTAATTAAACAAGAACATTCTGTAAAAATAGGCGATGTTTGCAATCATATTGAGCCAAACATAACAGAAGATACACTTTTTATTGCAGATAACGAGGTTGTGGGTTTTTACATCAAAAAAATCACAGGCAAATTAGAGCAGTTAATTAACGTTGCTAATGCGGAATTGTTAAGTGACCGTGTACCTAAAGATTCTATGGAACGACCTAAATTGCTAGGTAAAGACGAAAACGGCAAACAACAATATGACCGTTCCTGTAAACAGTACAGTACAATTATTGGAAGTTGTGCTCCTAGGCCGCATTTAAGGATGAATTATCCTAGGATAAGTAAAGTTCACGAGTTACCATCTGCTCAAACATACATTAAAGCCATGCTCATGGCATGTAAAGAATCGGAAGATTTGATTCGGGAAATAGCGCCAAATATCTTCGATCAACAATTACAAATAATTAACGAAAAAGTACCTCCAAAATATAGGTTTGGTCGATTGTTTACCAGCAGTATCGCTAACTACAATATTTCTGCACCTTTCCACAGAGATGCCGCAAATTTAGAAGGTTGTGTTAATGTAATTATTGCTAAGAAAAGCCACGCTAAAGGAGGAAATACAACAGTTCCTGATTACGGAGCAACTGTTGACAGCAGGGATAATTCGATGTTAGTCTATCCAGCATGGAGAAACGTGCATGGAGTCACCCCAATTGTTCCGCTTAAAGAAAATGGATATAGAAACAGTCTTGTGTTTTATCCGTTAAAGGCGTTTAACAATTATTGGGATAAGTAGTACAATAGGATTAAACATTTACTGTTAATAAAAAGATGCTCGAACACGAACCAACAAACAACGATAGGAAGACTGCCCAAAATGCGGCAGGCTTAGGTTTGCCACAGGATCAAATTGCCGCTTTAATAGGTATCAGCGACAAAACCCTACGCAAGCACTATGGTAAAGAATTGGCTTTAGGAAAAGCGCAGGCCAGCGCAACGGTGGCTAAATCTTTATTCAACAAAGCCACAGGCGGTGACACTACAGCAATGATATGGTGGACTAAAGCTCAAATGGGATGGGGCGAAACCAATAAGACGGTGTTACAAAACCCTGACGGTTCAAATGTAGAAGGTTTCCGCATAATATTTAAAGAAGCTAATGAACCTAGCTGATGTAGAGTTTCCACAAAAGCTGTCATGCTTATTCAAGCCTTCACGCTACAAAGTATTGTGGGGCGGTAGAGGAGGCGCTAAGTCTTGGGGTATAGCTAGAGCTTTACTAATATTAGGAACTAAGACTGCATTGCGTATTTTATGCGCTAGGGAATTTCAAACATCTATCAGGGATTCAGTACATAAACTGTTGTCTGACCAAATTGTGTCCTTGGGTTTAACTGAGTTTTATGACATTACCGACAGGACAATTAGAGGCAAAAACGGCACAGAATTCAACTTTGTTGGTCTTAAAAACAATGTGGCCAATGTAAAATCGTATGAAGGTGTAGATATTTGTTGGTGCGAGGAGGCGCAAAGCGTATCTTCTAGGTCATGGGATGTGTTAATTCCTACTATTCGTAAGGAAGGCTCAGAAATATGGATTTCGTTTAATCCAGAGTTAGAAACAGACCCTACTTATCAGCGTTTTATTATTCATAGTCCTGGAAACGCACAAGTACAAAAGATTAACTGGAGCGACAATCCTTGGTTTCCTGAGACATTAAGGCTTGAAAAAGACGCTCTCAAGGCTCGTGATCCTGAAGCCTACAACATGGTCTGGGAAGGCGTTTGCAGGCAAACTGTTGATGGCGCTATCTTTGCTAAAGAGATGCAAATGGCAGAGCTAACAGGGCGCATAACAAGAGTGCCTTACGATGCTACAAAGCCTGTACACGCTATATTTGACTTAGGATGGTCAGACGCTACAGCAGTATGGTTTCTACAGTTCATAGGCATGGAAACTAGACTTATCAGGTACTTTGAGACTAATCAAGAAACGATGTCGAGCATACTCAGCAAGCTACAGGGCTTTGGCTACATGTACGACACAATGTGGCTACCTCACGATGCTGAGAACAAGACTCTTGCAGGAAATGGGCGAAGTATTGAAGAAATTGTGCGTAATTTAGGATTTAAGACTAGAATCATACCTAAAGTACCTATTGTTGACAGCATCAATGCGGCTCGTACAATCTTTTCTAACTGCTATTTTGATAGAGAAAACTGTGAAGAAGGCTTGCAAGCGTTGAGGCATTATCGCTACGAGGTAGACCCTGACACAAAAATGTTCAGCAGAACGCCTCTACACGATCAATATTCTCACGGTGCTGATGCTTTCAGGTATATAGGACTGATGGTTAACGAGCCTAAGAAATTAGTTAAAAAAGCACCTTTACAGGTTGCATCAAATTGGATGGGGTAAAAAACATGGCAGTTGATGACACAATGTTAGAAAAAACAGGTGACGAACCTCTTATTCAGGAGGCTCAAGAGTTCCTTAATCTGTGTACAACTGCTGACACAATGAATCGTTCTGAGGCGATTGAAGACCTCAAGTTCAGCGCAGGCGAGCAATGGCCTGTCGAAATTCAAAACTCACGCACACTAGAATCAAGACCTTGCTTAACAATTAACAAGGTAGATGCTTACTGTAGGCAGATCGTCAACAACATCAGGCAACAAAGACCTCGCATCAAGGTTCACGGCGTTAACAACGAAGCAGACGCTAAGATGGCAGAAGTCTGGCAAGGCATCTGTAGGCACATTGAGGTCAATTCAGATGCAGATCAAGCCTATGACACAGCAGTCGATCACGCTGTCAGAATGGGTTGGGGCTATTTAAGAATCACAACTGACTACATCAGAGAAGACAGTTTCGATCAAGAAATCTACATCAAGCCTATTCACAATCCTTTTACAGTCTATTTTGATCCTAACAGCACCTCACCTGACGGCGCTGATGCTGAAAGAGCGCTGATTACTGAGGTGATCGACAAAAAGGTGTTTGCTGAGATGTACCCTGACGCAGATCAAGGCGTAGGCTTTACTCAGCGAGGTTCAGGTGACAGCAACGCTGAATGGGTCAACAAAGAAGACATTCGCATTGCTGAGTATTTTTATACTGTACGCAAAGATACAGAGTTGATCGTGCTTGCTAACGGTGAAACAGGCTACATCGAAGACTACGATGGCGATCCTGAATACATCATCAAGAGACGTAAAACTGTTAAAAAAGAGATCAGATGGGCTAAGTTAACAGGAATGCAAGTGCTAGAAGAAGGCGTGTGGCCTGGTCGCTTTATTCCTATTATTCCTGTTTATGGTCACAGAATCGTTATTGAGAACAAACACAAGAAGTTTGGCATTGTGCGTCAAGCTCGTGATCCTCAGCGCATGTTCAACTTTTGGACTACAGCTCTCACAGAATCAATTGCCTTAGCGCCTAAACCTAAGTGGCTCCTTGCTGAAGGTCAAGACGAAGGTCACGAAAACGAATGGGCACAAGCAAACATCAAGTCAGCACCTGTACTCAGATACAAGCAAAAAGACATTGAAGGCGTTCCTGCTCCTGTTCCTTCACGCATACAACCTGAAGCGCCTCCTGCAGGCATCATGGCGGCAATGGACAACATTAACGCTGACTTGCAAGCAGTTATAGGTATTTTTGATCCTTCACAGCTACCTCAAGGAAACATTTCAGGCAAGGCTTTGAACGGTCAGCAACAACAAGTTGACCTTACAAACTATCACTTTTACGACAATTTGACTCGTTCTATCAGGCACATAGGCAAGATCATTCTTGATCTAGGCCCCAAAATCTACGATACAGAGCGAGTTATGCGTATCATTGGCATGGATGGTCAACCTGATATGGTTACTCTTAACCAGCAAGGCGCTGATGAAGAAGGCATCTACAAGACAATGAATGACACGTCTGTAGGCGAGTACGATGTTGTCATGGACACAGGCCCTGGCTACAACAGCAAGCGTCAAGAAGCTATCGAGGCGATGATTCCTTTAATGACTGCTGATCCTGCGCTGATGCAAGTTGCAGGCGATCTGTTCTTTAGGAACATGGATTTCCCTGGCGCTGAGATCATTGCTGATCGTCTTGCGGCGGCTAATCCTATGTCACAAATTGACGAAAAATCTAAGATTCCTCCTCAAGTACAGATGCAACTTGCTATGTCTAAGAAGCAGATTGAGGAAATGGGGCAACAGCTACAAAACCTGCAAATGGTCATCAAGCAACGTCAAGACATCGAATCTGTTAAGCAAGACGCTGAAACTAAACGTGAACTCATGCGTCAAACTGCTAAAGCGCACAACACAGAATCTGTTCTTGAGGCTAGAGTACACGATGTAAACATGAGAGCTGTAACAAGTCAGAACAAGACTGAGATCGAGTCGATCATGGAGCTTCTGTTGCATCACATGGACACAGCTCGTCTTGAGAAGGAAATCAAGTCTAGAAATGCTGAACAGTATGCTTATGCAAATGAATCTGTTTCAGGTTTACAGCCTGGCATTCAATAAATTTGCAGTATTTATACAGTAGTTGACACAGTAATCAATTCGTGTAACATTTACACAAACCTTACTCGTCAGGTAGACGAGGTAAATCCTTGAGGTAACTCATGTCGGAAAAAGAAGCGAGCAATGTGCTCACAAGTGAAAATTCAGGCGAATTTTATGCTAATAAGCTAGGTTTAGCTGACGAGCCTACTACAGAAGCTATAGTACCTGTAGAGATTCAGACGAGTGAACCTGAGGAAAAAGATGAGCCTAAAGCGACAGAAGAACAGAAGCCTAACAAGCTAGAGAAGCGTTTTAGCGACATCACTAAGCAACGAGAGCAGGCACGACAGGAAGCTGAACGTGAGCGCACAAGGGCTAGTGAATTAGAAGCTAGATTGAAGGAACTGGAATCTCAACTTCAACCTAAACAGGTAGACGATGGGAAACCTAGACCTGAGCAGTATAGTGACGCATTTGAATACAATGAGGCACTTACTGAGTACAAAATCAATCAAAGGATGGAGCAAAAAGAAAGGGAAGCAGAGCAAGCAAGACTACAAGAGCAGAAGCTAATTCAAGCTAAAACTTTTGCAGAACGTGAGCAAGCTGTGCGAGCTGAATTACCTGATTACGATGACATGATCGCATCTTCTGATGTGATGATTTCAGATCAAGTTAAGGATGCTATCTTAGAAAGCGATATTGGCCCCAAAATCATATATCACCTCGCTGAGAATCCTGAAATTGCTGAGAAGATAAACAAAATGTCCTTGGTTAACGCCTTAAAGGAAGTTGGCAAGATTGAGGCTAGGCTTGAAAAAGCTCCTGAATCAAAAGCTGAAGTGAAAGCTGTCGAGATTAGTAAAGCACCTAGACCTATCTCGCCTTTGAAGTCTATGTCTGCGTCTGGCGAAGTGCCTATGGATTCTAATGGGAATTTCAATGGCTCTTTTAGACAGTTTCGTGAGATGAGAAAACAAGGCAAGATTAGGTAAACAATTTAACTTTTTTAAAGGAAATCATCATGGCAAATAATTTGCTCACGATATCGAAAATTACCAATGAGGCACTCATGGTGCTGGAAAACGAATTGACATTTACTTCTGAAGTAGATCGAAATTATGAAGATCAGTTCGCCGTAGTGGGCGCCAAGATCGGCAATACTGTGAACGTCCGTAGACCTGGTCGTTTCATCGGTACTACGGGGCCAGCGTTAAATGTTGAAGACTTCAACGAAACGTCTGTGCCAGTAACTTTGTCAACGCAGTTCCACGTGGACACTCAGTTCACCACGGCTGACCTTGCATTGAGCTTAGACATGTTCTCTGATCGTGTGTTGAAGCCTGCAGTGGCCGCTATTGCTAACAAGATTGACCGTGATGGCTTAGTAACAGCTAAGAACAACACAGCTAATATTGTAGGCACAGCAGGCACACCTCCTACAGGTCTTATCACCTACTTGACAGCAGGTGCTTACATGGACTCTGAAGGTGCTCCTCGTGACGGTCGTAGATCAGTCACTATCGAGCCTTTTACTTCTGCAACTATTGTTGATTCTTTGAAAGGACTTTTTGTTCCTCAAGAAGCTATCGGCGAACAGTATCGCAAAGGATTGATGGGCAGAGACAGCGCTGGCGTTAACTGGAAAATGGATCAAAACGTTGTATCTCAACAATTTGGCGCATGGACTGGCGGTACTGCAGGCTCTATTACTGTTAACGGCGCAAATCAAGGCTTGTCAGCAGGTTGGGCTTCAACATCTACGATCAACATTACTGCGACTGCCGCAGGTACGTTGAATCAAGGTGACGTTATCACTTTTGCAGGCGTATACGCTGTTAACCCACAAAACCGTCAGGCTTATGGTTCTAACAAGTTGCGTAACTTCGTAGTGACATCAGCAGTAACTTTGACAAACGGTAACACGTCTGTGACTGTATCTCCTGCATTGATCTATGGCGGTCAGTTTCAGAACGTGACAGCATCGCCTGCCGCTTCTGCCGCTGTTGTGCCTTTCTCAATCGGTGTCTCAGGCGCAGGTATTTACTCACCACAGAACATCATGATGCACCGCAATGCGTTTACGCTTGCAGTAGCCGATCTTGAGTTGCCAGAAGGTGTGCATTTTGCAGGTCGTGCCTCTGATAAAGAGATCGGTTTGTCCATGCGTGTGGTTCGGCAGTACACCATCAATAACGATTCAATCCCTACAAGGCTTGATGTGTTATACGGTTGGGCGCCTTTGTACCCTGAGTTGGCTTGCAGAATCGCCGCTTAATCATTAACAAATTTTAGGAGTAATTAACATGGCAAATCCAGGACCAGCAAGTGCTCAAACGCAAGAGTCGTTTGCACCGATGACGAACGTGGTCAAGGGCGGAGTTTTCTCTCTGACTTTGACCCCTGCCGCAGTAGCAACAGTTACAGTAGCCGCACAGAACTTTGCCTCTACAGGCATCGGTTTGCTCGTAGGCGATATGGTAACAGTTGCCTTCAATGGCGCACAAACTGCAGGTGTAGGCATTACTGATGCTTACGTCTCTGCGGCAGATCAGTTGACAATTCGCTTTGTAAACCCTACAGCAGGTAGCGTAACTCCTGCTTCAGGAACTTACCTAGTTTCTGTTCAGCGTCCTAACACTTCTACACAAAGTGTGACAGTCACTCCTCAGTTATCTTGGTAACATGAGCAGAAAAGGAAGCCACTCTTCAAAAAAGGGTGGCTTTTTTTCGTTTTAAGATACAATTAAACTTTAAAAGGAATCATCATGTCCTCAACTACAGTCACTCGTGGCAACAGTCACGAAACATTCTACATTCAACCTACATTAGCACCTAGTGCTGTTGCTACTGTTACAACTGCGGCTCAGACCTTTAGCGTTCCTGGCTTGTTAACAACTGACATCATTCAAGTCATTGGCTTAAACGGCTCACAAACTGCAGGCATCATCATTGCAGAAGCTGATTGTTTAACTAACGGCGTCTTGACTATTCAGTTCGGCAACGTCACAGCAGGTAGTGTGACTCCTGCAACAGGCGTTTATACAATTCAAGTTGTGCGTCTTGAAGGCCCTGCACCTGTTACGGCAGTCTAATCATGGCAGGCTCAACAGTACAACGTAATTGTGGTCTCACAGTTGCGTTATCAGTTACAAGTACAGCTCACGCTAGTACATTGATTGATGACACAACTAACGATCAGATCAACTACGCATCTTTTTTAAATACAGGCGCATCACCTATCGCTGTTAAATTTAACAACGCATCGCCTTGCCCTGCTCCTGTATTTCCTACAGATGGGACTCTAGGGGACTACGTTTTGCCTGCAGGCATGACTTCTCCTCTAATCTTAGCGACTCCTACAACGCCTTTTTACATGACAGCAATCAGTAATAATGCGACTGCAGGAATTCTTTATGTCACGCCTGTCGGCGATCAGTCATAATACAGAGGGGTTCAATGCCCCTCTTTTTTTAGGTTTAAGATATGTCGAATTCAATTGCAAACACAGTAACGACTAATATATTGCCTGTTCAGGCTTTGTATGATCCTACTACTTTAGCGTTTCAGACATTCATAGGGCCTGCAGGTCTACCTTTTACAAGTGCGGCAGGCGGTGTCTCTAGCGTAGATGTCTCAGGAGGCACGACAGGTCTGACTACCTCAGGTGGCCCTATCGTCAGCTCAGGCACAATCACACCAGCAGGCACTCTTTCTGTTAGCAACGGAGGCACAGGCGCTACAACTAGCGCAGGAGCTATTGCTAACATTTTGCCTAGTCAGACAGGAAATTCAGGCAAATACCTCACTACAGACGGCACTACTACCTCATGGTCTACTGCAGGCGGCGGTCTTACAGTAACTGACGATACGACAACAAACGCAACAAGATTTCTTACGTTTACTAGCGCAAGTTCAGGAACAATCACATCTGAGAATGTAGCTTCAACTAAGTTGACGTTCAATCCTTCCTCAGGAACATTGAGTTCAACTACTTTTGTAGGCGCTTTGACAGGTAACGCTTCAACTGCAACAAGCGCAACAACAGCAACAAATTTAGCAGGAGGCACAGCAGGTGCTTTAGCTTATCAAGCCTCAGCAGGATCGACTACATTCTTAACTGCAGGCTCTAATGGTCAATACTTAACATTAACAGCAGGCGTTCCTACATGGACATCATTAACGCCTGTTAGCTCTTTTAGCGCAGGTACGACAGGATTGACTCCTAGCACAGCAACTACAGGCGCTGTAACGCTTGCAGGAACGCTTAACGTAGCTAACGGAGGCACAGGTGTCACCTCTAGCTCAGGAGCTTCTAGCGTTGTTTTAAGAGATGCAAACTCTAACATCACAGGCAACATATTATTTTCTGGCTTTACAAACACAACAGCCTCTGGATCAACAACCACTTTAACAGCTAGTTCAACACCAAACTGGGTGCTTACTGGCTCTGGTGGTCAGACTTTTCAATTGCCTAATGCCACAACATTGACAACTGGCATTATTTATTCGTTCAATAATAACCAAACAAGTGGTGCAATTACTGTCAATAATGCTTCAGGAACTTTGGTAGTTTCTGTGCCATCTGGTGGATATGTAGTTTTAACTTTATTGACGAATGGAACTTCAGCAGGCACTTGGGACTACCATTTTCAAGCACCTTCTAACGTAAGCTGGTCAACAAACACATTCAGTTATTCAGGCTCAATCACTTCTGCTACTTGGAACGCTACTGCAATAGGTGCTATTTACGGCGGTACAGGTCAAACTGCATATACAACAGGCGATATTTTGTATGCTTCTGCTACAAATACGCTGTCTAAGTTAGGTGTAGGCTCTACAGGTCAAGTTTTAACAGTTGTAGGAGGCGTTCCTGCATGGTCAGCTTCAACAGGCGCTTCAATTACAGACGATACGACTACGAATGCAACACGTTATATCAGTTTTACAAGTGCAACAACAGGAGCATTAAGCACAATTTACACAAGCTCGACTAAGTTGCAATATAACCCTAGCACAGGAACGCTGACAACAACTGCTTTTTCAGGTTCAGGTTCTAACTTAACTTTTGGAACAGGAACGCTATCCTTAGCAGGAAACGTAACGCATTCAGGTTCTTTTACGCAGACAATCACAGCAACTGCTAACACCTCAGTTACGTTACCTACATCAGGCACAATTATTTCAAGCGTAACAGCTCTTTCAGGTGCAGTTACAGGTACGCCGTCAAGCACAACGTATCTTAGAGGCGATGGTACTTGGTCAACCCCATCATCAGGCGTTAGTTTAAGTGCGGCTAACACTTGGACAGCTACTCAAACTTTTAACGGATCATCTTCTACATTTGCATTATCAATTTTAGATGCCAATGAAACGGTTAACGTAGTTGCATCAGCACCATCGGCAACAACAAACTTTTACATCCAATCAGGTGGTGTTCAGTATTACACATCAAACGCCGCAAACAACTGGACGCTGAACATTGCGTTTTCTAGTGGAACATCTTTAAACACAGCATTGTCTACGGGTCAGTCAGTTACATTTACTTTGGTGACCACACAAGGTTCTACTGCCTACTACAACAACGCTGTGACGATTGACGGCACATCGGTAACGCCCAAATGGATTGGTGGTGCGCCTACTGCTGGTAACGCTAGTGGACTTGATGTTTATCGTTTTGCCGTGGTAAAGACAGCAAGTGCAACTTATACTGTGTTGGCAAGTCTTACACAATATAAATAAGGATTAGCAATGCCACTTCAAAATACATCAGGCAACGACACAACAGACGCTTACGGTGGTGGGGCGGCGGCTATTCCTAACTACATTGAGGATGTGTTCTCGACTTGGCTTTATACGGGCAACGGGTCTACTCAGACAATTACCAACGGCATTGATCTTGCGGGTAAGGGTGGGTTGACTTGGATCAAATATCGTGGCGCATATGTTCATGTTTTGACTGATACCGCTAGAGGTGTAAGCACTTATTTAGATAGTTCTGCAACAGGCGGTAATGGATATACAACGCCTTATGGCCTTACATCATTTAATGCTAACGGTTTTTCTTTAAAAGATGACTCACCTGGCAACTATGGTGTTAACGGTAACGGCTCCACTTACGCCTCATGGACATTCCGCAAGCAACCAAAGTTTTTTGATATCATAACCTGGAGCGGAAATAATACAGATGGAAGGTCTATACCTCATAGTTTAGGGAGCGTACCGGGTTGTATTATTGTTAAATGTACAAATACTGGATCGACAGACTGGTTTGTTTGGCATCGTAGTATTGCAAATAATGGACTGCTTCTTGACACAACAGCGGCTGCGAGTTCAACTTTTTGGAACCCTACAGATTCACCAACATCAACCAACATTTTAGTAAGCAACAGTTACGGTACAAACACAACAGGTCAAACCTATGTCGCATATCTTTTCGCCCACAACGCAGGAGGCTTCGGCTTAACTGGCACAGACAATGTGATTAGCTGTGGGTCTTATACTGGCAATGGTTCTACAACTGGCCCTAATGTTAATTTGGGATATGAACCACAATTAGTCATTATTAAAAGAGCATCAACTGGTTTTTCTGGTAATTGGTATATTGCAGACAATATGCGGGGTATGGCTGTAAATAGTCCCTCAGATT